AAACAATAGTGGAACCATCGAAGAACTATATCAGCAGATTGAATCTAATATTATTAATAGTCAGGTACAAGATCGCCTTGACGCCATCCTAAACCCTCTCGGGCAATTTCATACTGACAGTTAGCACAAACTGTTTTTAAGTTAAGTTGACTGTTATTATTTAGATTGCCATCAACGTAATAGACAAATAATTGCTCTTTATGTTTTGCTTTAAAGCCACACTTTTCACAGTGTGGTTTCTTTTTGTAACCTTCTAATAGCCAACGAGGTTTGGGTGCGGGCTTGTGATTTTTCTTACGGATGCAACTATCACAACGACTTCTATAATAGGTATTATCACCACGTTTATAATTGACTGCACAGGGTTTTTTACCGCAAGCAGTACATAATTTTCGCCATTGCATGTAGTATTTATGGCGAACCTTTAAAAGGGCACTCTAAGCTACCAAAAATAAGAAAAAATCATAAATAGTTTAAAGCATCATTTAAAAGGAACTATTATAATGGCATCATTAACATCACCAGGCGTACAGGTTACCATAATCGACCAAAGCCAATATACACCCACAGCTGCTGGGTCAATTGCTTATGTCTTGCTAGCTACAGCAACAAATAAACAAAACCCAAGTGGAACGGTTGCAACAGCAACAACCATGGTTAATTCTGAAAAACTAGTTACAGTTACCAGCCAACGAGATCTAGTTAACTTATTTGGAAACCCATATTTTGAAATGGATGCCAATGGCAATCCAGTGCAAGACAGTGAAGTAAATGAATATGGCTTATTAGCAGCTTACAGCGCACTTGGTGTTACTAATACCATGTATATCCAACGTGCTAATGTTGACCTAGCTCAACTAGAAGGTACAAGCATTCGTCCTACAGGCACACCAGCAGATGGCACATATTGGTTAGATCTAACTAACACAAACTGGGGTATCTATGTATGGACTGAAGAATTTGGCTTTACGTATACAACTCCTACAGTGATTACAGATGTTGCCTACTTAGTAGGTGGTACTTCGAGCGGTGCTCCTTTAGCATCATTTGGTAGTATTGATGACTATGCTGTTAATGCAACAAACAGCAATAACCCAATTTATTACAAAGGATACAATAACAGTTGGTCAATAGTAGGTAGCGATAGTTGGAAGTCACAAGTGGCCACAGTGCGTGGTACGACCAGCGGTGTAACTATTTCGGCAGGTAGTAAACTAATTATCAACGGTAATACTGTTAACATGACTGGAACTACTATCAGTTCAGCAGTTACTAACATCAATGCCGCAACGATTCCGGGTGTTAGTGCTTCACTTAACTCAGTTGGCCAAATCCAACTATACGTAAACAGTGGCACGATTATCTACAGCAATGCTGCTGGTAATGCTCGCGGTCTTATTGATACAGCTACTAGCACACAAAACACACTAGAAATTACCAAAGGCAGTGTATTAACAGGTAATCTTGACGTTGCAGCTAATTTAGGTATCCTACAAGCTAATATTGCTACAATTTCAAACGGTGGTAACACATACGCATACAACGGTCCAACACTGGCATTTGCAAGTTATACAAATCCACCAGCATGGAGGCCAACAGACGTAACCCCTCGTCCAGATGATAGCATTTGGTTAAAAACATCTGCAACTGGTAATGGTGCAAGCTGGGCCATCAAAGAATACAGTGCAACAACAAGTAGCTTCCAATCATTGACTAGCTCAATGTATGCTACAGATGCAGCTGCAATCCAAGGATTAGATCCAGTCGGTGGCGGCGCCACATTGCCTGCAGGTACATTATACGTCAAGTATGATAGTGCTGGTACTTCAACAACACAATTTAAACCGTTTATTAAGAACGTAGCAGGTGTAGTTACTGTAACAGGTAACGTAGCCGGTGGCTCAGCAACATACGCATCAGGCGACAGCTTTTTGATGGAAGTTACTGTTCCTGGTTCAACAACACTAGCTAATGCTACAGTTACATTATCAGCCAACACAGCAACTAACTTGGTAACCAGCATCCTATCAGCTAGCTTGCCAAATATCACAGCAGGCTTTGATTCCAGTGGTAGGATTTTTATCAGCCATCTAGCTGGTGGAACTATGCAGTTTACATACCTAGTAGGTAGTCCATTAACCACAGCTGGTATTATAAATGATACGCATATCCAAACGATATCAGCAGGTCTAATATATCTAGCAAGTCCGTTTACTCCGTTGACTTATACATATTCAACGACTGCTCCATACAGCAATCCAGATGATGGCACGCTATGGTATTACAGCAATCCATTGGATGCAGATATCATGATCAGCGATGGTACAGCTTGGAAAGGTTATAGAAACGTTAGCACTGATGCACGTGGTTATGACCTAACTAACACTGATCCACTTGGCCCTATCCTAAGTGCTACACAACCAACAACACAAGCTGATGGTACTAGCCAGGTAGTGGCAGGTGATTTATGGATATCAACAGCACAAGCTGACTTAGAAAATTTCCCAGTGTTATACCGTTATAACGGTGTTACATGGGATCTAATTGACAATGGAGATAATGTTGATGCCAATGGTGTCTTGTTTGCAGATGCACGTTGGGACACAGACGGCACAGTAAATCCAATCACCGACGATCTACCAAGCATTAGTTCACTATTAACCAGTGACTATATTGATGCAGATTGTCCTGATTATCGCCTATATGCACGTGGTACAATATTATTCAACACACGTCGCAGTGGTTACAATGTTAAAAAATTCCGTGTAGGTTATTTTGATAATGCTGATGTAGTTCCAACAGAAACTGATGCATGGGTAAGTTATAGTGGTGAAGATCCTACAACTGGTGTTCCATACTTTGGTCATAAAGCACAACGTAACACAGTAGTAGAAGCGATGAAATCAGCTATTGCAACTAGCACAGAGCTACGTGAAGAAGGCACACAGTATAACTTAATCGTTTGCCCAGGATATCCAGAGTTGATCCAAGACATGATCACATTAAACAATGATCGCACTAATACAGCATTTATCATTGGTGACAGTCCGATCGACCTATCATCAAACAGCACAACATTACAACAATGGGCTAATAATACTAACCTAGCAGTGGACAACGGCGAAGAAGGTCTAGTCAGTAACAGTGAATACCTAGGTGTTTATTATCCAAGTGGTCTTGGCACTGATCTAGCTGGCAACGCTGTAGCAGTTCCGCCAAGTCATATCATGTTACGCACAATTATCCGCAGTGACTCAGTCAGCTATCCATGGTTTGCACCAGCAGGTGTTCGCCGTGGTCTAGTAGATAATGTTACAGCGATTGGATATGTTGATCGCAATAATGACAGCACGTTCGTTAGCATTGGTGTTACTACAGGTCTACGTGACATATTATACGCAGGTAGAGTTAATCCATTAACGATCTTGCCAGGAGTTGGTATTGTTGCATACGGTCAAAAAACACGGTCAGCAACAACGTCAGCGATGGATCGTATTAACGTAGCACGTTTAGTCTGCTACTTACGAACTGTTCTAGCTAGTGTTGCAACACCATTCATATTTGAACCAAATGATGCTATTACACGAGGTCAGGTAGAATCGGCATTTAATGCTGTATTCAATGACTTGGTTGCTAAACGTGGTATCTATGACTATTTGGTAGTTTGTGATGAAACTAATAACACAGGTGATCGTATCGATCGCAATGAGTTATGGGTTGATATCGCGATACAACCAGTTAAAGCGATTGAGTTTATTTATATTCCAGTTCGTTTACAAAACACTGGCGCAGCTTTAACTATACAATAATATACGCAGTTAATGGGAGGTTAACCCCTCCCAAAGCGTAAGCAATAAAAGGTAAATATATAAAAGGATATACAAAATGGCAACAGCGTCATTAACCAACTTTACAGTACCATTATCAACAAGTCAGAGTGCTAGCTCACAGGGCTTGTTAATGCCAAAATTAAAGTTCCGCTTTCGCGTGACTTTCTTAAGTTTTGGTGTTACACAACCTACAACTGAGTTAACAAAACAGGTAATGGACTTTAAACGACCACAAGTTTCAATGGAACCAATTACCATTGACATCTACAACAGCAAGGTATACCTAGCTGGTAAGCCAACTTGGGAAACTGTTACTTGCATGCTACGTGATGATGCAGGTGGTGAAGTTACTAAACGTGTTGGCGAACAGATGCAAAAACAATTTGACTTTTTTGAACAAAGTTCAGCAGCGTCAGGTATCGATTACAAATTCACAACTGTTCTTGAAATCCTTGATGGTGGTAACGGAACTAACACTCCAGCAGTTCTTGAAACATGGCAGTTAGATGGTTGCTTCTTAACAGCGGCCGACTACGGTGATGTTAACTACGCTACTAATGAACCAGCAACAATCCAATTAACAATCCGTTATGACAACGCTCTACAAACCCCAGTAGGTTCAAGCGGTATTGGTTCACGAGTTACAAGAACACTAGGATTACCGGCTAGAGCAATCACTGGTTAATCCAGACGAAACAACTCAAAAAGCTCGGTTAAAATCCGAGCTTTTTTTTGGCGATAAATAATATAAACAGGAAGAGATAATGTCTCAGAATAATTTATTTGGCCAACTACTGCAATCTATAGCCCCTCAGCAAAATATCAAGGACTATAAACATGCCACACGAACCTTCGTTGACAGCTTATATAGACTAAGTCCTAAACTAAACAATTTATTCCATGTGTTTATGGACGTTAACACAGCGATGTCCGGCATTGACCAAATAAGTCAGATTGAAACAGGGCTTATGGCTAAGAGTGTACAACTGCCTAAGTTTACCATACAAAACAAAACCTACAATGCTTATAATCGTAAGACTATCCAACAAGAACGAGTTAACTATGATCCAGTGAGTATCACATTCCATGATGACAGTGCAGATGTGGTACGTAAATTTTGGCAGGGCTACTTTACACATTATTATAGAGACAGTGACTACCAACTTGACAATTATAAAGATGACAGCAAATATAAACAACGTCAACAGCAGAATTGGGGATTTAACCCAAAATCATCTGCAGGTAACTTACCTTACCTAAATGCTATACGTATCTATAGTCTACATCAAAAACGTTTTAGTAGTTATACCTTAGTGCGTCCAATGATTACAGCATTCCAACACGGTGAACACACGGCTGGAGAATATGCACCAATGGAACATAATATGACTATCGCTTATGAGTCTGTCCTGTATCAGACTGGCCCAGTCAGCAACGGAACAGTGTTAGGGTTTGGTGAAATACACTACGATCAAACACCTAGTCCGCTACGCAGTCTTGGTGGGTTGATAGGCCAAGGACAAAGTCTATTAAATAGCATAGAAAACGGAGACATAGGATCGACTGTGCAAAATGGATTAAATGTATTTAATATCCTAACCGGCAGCAATACACAACTTAAACAAACCCCAAGTTTAGATCTATCATTTATTGGTAATGATATTATGAAAGGTAAGAATCCATTGAGCAGTATCTTTGTTCCAACCAGCAGCACAGTGAAGAGTGGATTATCAGCATCAGGTCCGTCATTTCCGGGATTTGCTGGCAGTGGCGGCAATATGAATGCCGCAGGTAATCAAAATCCCAACAGCGGTCAAGGCACGAACTAAAGGATAATAGATATGGCAGTAGTTCCAGGTAATTTACCAACCGATGTAGGGCAACCACAGAGCACTACTACATTCTTTAACAATTATTATACACAAACCCCTAGTGTCAGCGCCGCAACCAACGACACTGTGATTGCCTACTTCCAATCGATCACAGGTGATGTAGATGCAGGCAAAACACTAGCCGCCGCAGTAATCTATACAGCCACGCAACAGAATCTAGATCCAATTGGGTTAGTTCAAGAATTAAAAAAACTCAGTGACAGGAATCTAGCCAATCTGCCAGTGATAAC